AATCAGATAATTATAGAAAATTTCATTATTTTTATTAACCGTATCAATTATTCCAACGATTTTTTCATTAACTTCCTGCGTAAATTGTGCATACTGGTTTTCCAGATTGTCGATTTTTCCGTCAACCGAACTTTCAAAATCTTCAATATCTTTAATAATAGAGTTCAATTGTTCAGTCACATAACTCTTAACCCATTCTTCGGTTACGGGTGTGTACGTGTTTAAAGTGGCTATCACTTCGTTAATTGCGCCCTGCAATTTGCACAACGCGTCATAATAGGAGAGGGCATCAGCATAAGCAGACGGTAAAGCGGGGGTACAGCACCGAACCACATTAAGAAAATCCATATTATTCACCTCCTTTAGTACAGTTTCATAAAGCAGTTTTGTATTTCCGGGTTGTTTATAATCTCCATGTCAATGTTCAGGAATGTTTCCCGGTAGTCTTTCAACAGTTCGCTTAAATTATGGTACATATTTCCACGCACTTTCTTTTCGAAATTTCTATCACGCTTCTGTAAATTGTTTGCCGTGGAAGAAGCGGAAGAATCGTTCAAAGTTGCAGATGTTAAATATTTTTCATCTGCAATAGCTCCATTATCAAGCAGTCCTTGGGGGGTGTCGCTGTAAAGACTTTTTCCGTCTGCCGTGTCAGTGCGGGTACCATCGCTTTCAACGTTTTCCAATTCCATGTTTGTTTCGGAGTAATTGTAAGCATTTAGCGGGTCAAAATCAAGCTGTGCGCTCTTGTAAAGCTGATTGTAATACGGCATTATTTCGCTCATGGTACGGTTAAGATAAAGTTTGAACAGTCCCGCCGTTTCTGCACCTATTTCCCGTATCCAATAATGCATTATAATTTTATTGTTAAGCGTTTCACGGTAACTTTCATCAAAAATAGGATAGTCCTTTAGCCCTATGTCATAACCATTTTGAATAAGTTGTCTTAACTCAACGGTGTAACTACTCATTTTCAATATCACCGCCCATTTCCGGTACGATTGGAATTTCAGAATTAAACTCTACACTCATTTTAGTGCCAAACATTTCATTTATTTTTTCGCACGCCTGTTTTCGCTCATAAAGGTAAGATTCACGTATCATTTCAAGCGAACCGAACGGGGCGGCGGCTTCATTTGCAACAAGCCTTTCCCGTTTATCTGTGAAAGCTGAAACGACACCAAGGCTTGTCAACGCTTCATTGTAAATTTCCGTTTTAACGCTTAGTAAATCACGGGCAATGAATGGAATGTCCAAGTTAATGGGCTTTATGCTATCAAGATTTAAGGATTTATCACCGTAAATAAACGGTTGCCCGCCGTCTAACTTCATAATTAGGTTTTTAAGCGAGAGTCTTTCTTTTTCGTTGCACGCAATGAAAGCCGAAAACTTTTGTAAATTTGCATTCGTCTCTGCATTGCGCTGAACTTCATATAGCTTGCGTGCATACTCATTTATAATGTAAGCATCACCAGTTCTTGCCATGTTATTAAAAATAAGCACACTGTTAGACTCATCCAGCATTCTAAAGGGAGTACCATTTGCGGCAATTGCGCTTCGTTCAGACGGTACGCCGTACCAATTGAGCGGGCCGGTGTATGCAACACCAAGTCCAAAAAACTGGTCTAAACTATCTTCATAAAAAACAAGTGCCGAACCCTGTGTAATGAGCATTAGTTCGAGATAACGAATGTCAATCCCTTTTGGCACATTTTCCCATTTAAACCGGGCTAGTGCAATGTTGAGCAATCGAATTGTATATTCGTTGTAAGTTACATTGTTAAGTGCTAGAGAATCAAAAAACTGAAAGTCTCTTCCACCTATTCCCTTTCTTGCCATTATTGCACCTCCTTAAACAATAGAATTATCAAGAGCATAATTCTTAATATCGTTTGTATGCCAAAAAGTAACGCCCGTTTCAAACGCCTGTTTAATTCGATTGTGCGCCACAACCGGGATATCATCAATTAAATTAGCGTCAACGCATTTCACGAAATTCCATGAACGGCGGCCATACAAGTTAGGCACTTTTGATTGAAGTGTCTTATAACCGTACATTGTAAAATAATCGTCAATGCGTTTTGCAAACTCATATCGAATACATTTTGGAAAGTACACAAAATCAAAGTACCCGTTATTATAAAATGCACTTGCATTTCCCGTGTTACCTCTTGCACTATCAGGGATTATTTTATGTTGTTCAACACTAATTAAAGCGTTTCCCACACTGGAAACTGCGCCAACCGCGCTTTGGACTGCTGAATCCCAGTTCCCCGTCCCTATTCCAGACGCAACCCCAAGCACGCCACCAATACCATCTACAATAGCATTAAAATTGATTCCCATTTGATTTTGCGCGTACCAGTTTTTAAATGTGTCGTTAATCCATGAACAAGTTGGATATGCGCTTGTTGTTATTGTTTCATCATAATTAACATTCAAACCTTTATATGCACGTGGGATAGCAACAACGGGGGCAGAACCGCCAAGCGCACTAAACAAATTAAAAGGCCCGTTGTTTTCTAGAAAGTTTGTGTCAAAATATTCGTATCTATATTCTTTTTCAGAAGAACCGGGGGAACAAACATTTAAAGTACGGTAAGGATAAGCATACATTTTATTATTTTTAGGCGTGTAACCATCAAGAGGGGCGAAAACATTTTCCAGCTTTCTACTCATAATATCGCGTACACCTGCGATGTTTACCCAACCACTACTAGGGCTTTCGCTTGTAACCCCTATTAAATCCAGCGGGAACATATAAATACTTACGATAGCGTCCCCTTTACCGCTTTTTGAATATTCATCGACAAAATTTGAAGCTTGTTGCCATGCATCAGCTTTATAATAACGGTATGCCAACGCGTTGAATGAGTAATCTAGAAAACTTGAAGTAGGTGCGCCATCCAAACGTTCGGAAACTGCGATAATTATACCGATTGTAAAATCATACAACCGATTACTTATCAAGTTTACAACACCCGTATTATAAACATATTCCCCCGTTTCCAGATTTTCGGGCACAAGATTATTTCCGAATGTATCATCATTTGTATGCTCACGCTCAACGAAAGAAATTTTCAACGTGTTATCTGCAAACCATGTTTGAAAAACATCCTGTTCAAAATACACGTCACTTTTGTTTTCATTCTGAAAACGAATGTCTGTGATAAAGTTGAAATACCACCGATTGTTATTTCGGTAATACATGTAATTGCAGTTTGCAATTGTTTCATAATTTGCTGGAAACGAAACAAATTTATCGTCTCGCTGATAAGTTGCACCGTCAAGCGTTGCAACAATTTTTGTGGAAAGAAAAGAAAGACGTTCTTCCATATTCTGGAACAATCTAACATGCGCATAGTCATTCCCCCATGGTATGCCTGCACATAGATAAATTGTTGTGTTGGGATTTATTGCCATTTTCTTCTCCTTTATATTTGCCGGGCGGTATTACCCGCCCGGCTATAAACTTTAAGCGTTCACAGTAATAGTAGCCGTACCATTCATTTCTGTGTTATAAGTAGAAGTCGCGGTCACTGTTACAGGCCCAGCTTCTGTACTCCCGATGGTGAGTACACCGTCCCGTGTAATGGTGGTTGCGCTATCAGAATTTCCGGAGATAGCCCACGTCACACCCTGCGGATAAAGTCCAGTGCCCTCAACGGTAGCGTTCATCTGAACGGTAGTACCCTTATTTACAGTAGTGGCACTGGGCGAAACGGTAACACCTGTAATTGTGGGTGCTGTGGTAACAAATGCAACCGCATTCGCAAACGGGCACACTGCCATAATTCTCCAGTAGTGCGCCCAATACTGCCAGTACAGGCCCTGCCCGTTCATATCACGTGTGAACTTCTGCAAAGCGTCCCACACTGCATAGAAATCCTCATCAATTAGGATCGCGTGCGTATCCTGAATGGGAATTTCATCCACAACGATAACACGATACTGTACTTTCGCGGGCTCCAGATTAAACAGGGTGCTATAACCAAGCACTGCCAAGTATGCATCGGTGTCTGCATCAATGATAAGAACCTGTTTTTCTTTCGGTGTTGCAGTAAGGACACCAAGGCTATTGTAATCCGAGCGCATAAAAGCCATCTTGTTAGAAACGGCTTTCATTTTCGCAAGCGCCATGTGCGCGGAGGTATTATCCGTTACTTCGTCAATTACTTCAACAGCGAACTTGCCAGCCGTGCCATACTGCGCAAGCAGATTTTTCATGGTGGTAAATTCATCCAGTTCCGCGCCCGTGTACATAGCATTAAACACAGAACTGATAAAATCACTAAGTCCCTGCCACGACATAAAGGCCTGACGCAACATGTCATCGGAAATAGTTTGCTTATAAAATACCTGATAATTCAGCTTTGCAAAAGCAGTGTTTACGTCAGGAATCTCGCGCTTCATCCATTCTTCTTCAGCCTGTGCCGGGTCAAACTGGTGTGCTTTTGCAAGATTGGTGTAAACAAGCTCCACAGTGTCGCCGTATTCCAGAATACCCTTTTTGAGCACCCGCATAGGGTTAGTAAACAAACGATACGTAATCCATACGCGCCCGATAAGATTTACAAGGGTATCTACAAAAGCGTTTTGCGTGGGCTGATAATCCAGCACCGCCGTGCCAAATTCCCGAATATTATCCTGCGTCACCTGCGGAAGCCGATTTT